AATCCTAACGGAAGCCGTATTAGGTGATGCGTATTTAGTAGATGTCCTTTGGGATGGTGATGCAGATTCAAATTGGGATAACCAAGTAGTATGGTGTGCGCCTTTCGGAATGTTAGTAATGGGTGCAAGTGAGGTGCGTAGAGAATGGCTTGAGGCTTGTAAGGTGGCTAGACCAGAGTTGTTTCCAGAACCTACTGAGGAGTTGATCTAATGAGAACTCGCTGGAATGTACCACAAGACAAGCGTAGAGGCTGCCTCTGTAAAGATGGTAAGCGATACTCTCGTGAGTGCTGTAATGGTGAGTTGATCAATCAGGGTATAGGAAACATCACAAAAGTCGATGAAGAATGATGCTCAGTACAAACCTCAGCCTTGCCGAAGCGACATCCTCTGCGACTGCTTTACGCAAGGGGATTGCGAATACACCATCGGTAACGCACCTGATCGCTCTAAAGGAGGTAGCAAACAACATCTTTCAGCCTTGCCGCAATCACTTTGGAAAGCCTTTAAGAGTTACCTCTGGCTATCGATCAGAGGAGTTGAATAAGGTCATAGGTGGCTCGATGAAATCGCAGCACTCGAAAGGTGAAGCGTTGGATATGCAATCTACGAGTGGCTATACCAATGGTGATCTGTTTATGTATATCAAGGATCATCTAACATTCGACCAGCTTATCTGGGAGTTTGGTAATGATGAGAACCCTGATTGGGTTCATGTATCGTACAAGACTGAGGGAAACAGAGGCGAGGTTCTAAGAGCCGTTCGACAAAACGGAAAGACAATCTACAAGAGATGGGATTAAGAAAAGCAAAAAACATATTTCTCTATTCAGATTCTGAACCTAATGAGATCCTGATTTCGCTATGTCATTTGATTTGCTTACCTCTCAGCATATGCGCTGAGTATGACCATCCTAACTACTGGCTCATTCTAGTAGCGTTGTTTGCTGGTGGCTTTCAGCTATGGGCAGTCCTATACAATGGCTCACTAAGAAATAGACTAAGAGCCGTTAAATTGGCTTGTTTAGTTGCATTGGCTACGATCATCAATCTATCGATGGTAGGGCTAATGGAGGGAAGCAGAACAGGGTGGATCATCATCTTTGCGTTTGCTTGTTGGAATGTTGTACGAGTAGAAAAAGAAAGAATAGCGAAAGGTGTTTAAGCGTTTATTGAGCATTTGGAATTACAGCGATAGCCAACCGACAGAGATAACTCTAGGTCTTGCTATAATGATTCTAGCACCAATAGCTACTGCAATGGAGATAGGCTTTATGCCTTTCTATCAGATTGTGTTAGTACTTGCTGGAGCGCATCAAGTGTATTGTGTCTCAGTAGGAGACTTAGACTGCCGAGTAAGAGCAGCGGTATTCACTTTTGGATTGTACGCTACAAGTTTGGTAATGTATTTGATGACCATAGGTCTACCGACACCTACGCACTACGGATGGGTTATTTTTGTTATATCCTCATTCAGTACACTTAAAAGATTGAAAACCGAACAACTACACAGAAATGGATAACGCTACACAAATAATAATCACCATAGTTACCATAGCTGGTTCTGCTGGTATTTGGAAATTCTTTGAGGCTAGGCTAAGAGTAAAGGCTGAAGAAAAGAGATCAGAGATGAACAACAGCGATGGTGTTCAATATAGAGATGACCTGAAGAATCGTGTCAATAGATTAGAGGTCTTATTGGAGGAGAGCAACACAAAGGTGTTGGAGCTTACAGCTGAGGTTCACGCATTGCGTACTGAGGTAGGCTTCTTGAAAAAAGAAAATGATAGGTTAAGAGGATGATAGATCGTATATTTAAGAATTGGAAAACCACTGCTGCTGGAGCGATATTGTTTGCTTCGGGTATGGTTTTAGTAGGACTTGAAAAGGCAACGCTGACAGAAGCTGGTACATTCTTCGGTGTAGCATTTGTATTATTTTTTGCAAAAGACAAACTATGAACGACACAGATTTCGGATTCGGCAATGACTTTGAAGATTTCGTAGATGAGCTAACCAACAAGGAGCAACCCAGTTGCAACATCGACAACCCTGAAGATTGCGAAGCATGTGGGAGTTAATAAAAAGAGGAGCGGTTCTAGTAGGGCTGCTTTTTTTGACTCAGGGATGTGGTGCGAAGTATCACCTGAATCGTGCGATTGCAAAAGACCCAACGATACTAGAGTCGGTTGTGGTAAGAGTAGACACTACGATCATCACAGAAAATAAAGCGATTAGAGACACGATAATTCTTCAGGAGTATGATACCATCACTTTAGAAAGAAACTCCGTTAGAGTCAAGATAAGACGCATTCACGACACGATACAGATAGATGCTGAGTGTCTATCAGACACGATCACAATAAGTAAGGTAGTAGAAGTACCTCAAGTCATCTATCAAGAAAAAAAGTTCAATAGGAAATATCTATACCTCTTGATTATCTCATTAGTTCTTTATACCTTCGGTCTTATTAAAGTACTTAAGTAGTATATAATATATATATAGTACTCTTACAGAGTACAAAAAAAATAATATATATAATATAATATACTCTCTTACAGAGAGAATTATAATATGACTAAGAGACAAAAGAGTATAGCTATCGAGATGGGTAAGCTAGAGGATGATTACCATAATCACTTCTTATCCCACTTTGGATTCCATGATGAGCAAAGGTCTGATCACCTAAACTTCTGGAAGTACCATAAGAATACAGGCTATGACCTTTAGAGAAGCTCAACGGCTTTCGAGCCTACTCAACGAAGATGGGTATCATACATGGGCAGTAGATGGCTTTCATGTTAATCTACTCTTGGATGGAGTATTGTACGAACTAAAAACAGCAGAACAGCAACCGAATGAGAGATCCTAACATCGACAGATACCTACACAAGATGGCTATGCTTTACCAGAACTTGGGTTTAGAGTCTACACCAGAGGAGCGTATCTACGCTAAAGAAGAAGAACACAGGTATCTAGGTTGCATTGCAGAGATAGATTCGGAGTATGCTCAGAGATTAGGATATGACTGATCATACTAAAATAGAGATACATCTAGGCAAGATACCTAGCCTCAACAAGTTCTACTCATCTCCACATTGGACATTCAGATCCAGAGAAAAGACTAAGTGGAAGGAGATCATCACTAAGCAGCTAGACTACGACTTTCAGTTTGAGTATTGTGTAATCACAGCGAGAGTCAATTACCGATACGACCTAGACAACTGCATTATGGCTATCAAGTTTACGCAAGATGCACTAGTCGATGCTGGTCTAGTAGTAGATGATAATAAGAAATTCATCAAGGCGGTTCGTATCGAACCAGCTACCGACATCCCTAAAGACAGCTCTGTCATTTTAGTAGAGGGAAAAATAATCCACAAATAAATTTGCACATCTCGATTATCTTTTTTTTCTTTGAATCATCATTAAAGAATTAGAGAGATGAAAACTTCAGCAACAATCAAATTAGAACTATCAGCATTTGAGTTAGATCTACTCAAAGATGCAGTTAGATTACTATTAGCAAACAGAAATCAGGCAAATGATAGCCTTAGATCTGTAAGACTAATGGACATCCAAAAACAATTAAATGGACAAGAAGATAAATACTAAGAGAGATGAATACAGAGAATGTCTATCAGGTCTTAGATGACCTAGAAGCCTTCGCAGACCAGATCGGTAGCGAATGGATGAAGGAGCGAGTAGCGATGCTAGAGGCTCAAATTGCAAATCACGAAACTTTAATCAATCAATAATTATGAAAACAGCAAAAGTTGTATCGGTATCTCCAAAGGGAGACTACCAACTAAGAGATGGAAAGACCTTGTATAAGTTCTTCGTATCTATGGACAATGGAGATTCAGGTGAATACTCCTCAGTTAAAGCAGACCAAGACAAGTTCATTGTAGGTCAAGAGGCAGAATATGAATTGACTAGTACGCAGTACGGCAATCGTATCAAGCCAGTATATTCTCAAGGTGGAGGATTCTCTGGTGGTGGTTACTCAAAGTCTAGCTACTCATCAGGAGGTGATGATAAGCAGAGAATGATTGTGAAGCAGAGCTGTCTAAAAGCAGCAGTTGATCTACTAAAAGATAAAGGTGCTAAGAGTACAGATGTTCTAAAGGTAGCAGACAGCTTCGTGAACTGGGTAATGGAATCAGATAAGAAAGAGGACACTACCTACGATAATCACTTCTCATCTAGAGAAGAAAAGATTGAGGCAGCTAATGCTATCGTAAACGGAACGCAAGGTGATGACTTACCATTCTAATTCATGGGAGGCTTAGTCCTCCCTTTTTTTAAACTTCTAATACCAATGCATATGCAAGTAAAAGAAACGAAGAACTATTCAATGTTCTCAACCATCGAGGGCAACCGCCCGAAAAACGAACTCCACTTAAATCGACTAAGAAAGTCTATGGAGGAGGAACTACTTATCAGTCCAATCATTGTCAATGAGAAACATCAAGTGATTGATGGACAGCATAGACTAGCAGTTAGCAAGGAGCTGAGTCTACCACTACGCTATATCATTGCAAAGGGCTACGGACTGAATGAGGTACATCGCTTGAATCAGAACAGCAAGAACTGGACTATGACAGAGTTCATTGATGGCTACGCTGATATGGGGTACAAAGAGTTTGTTTATTTAAACGACTTCCTCGAACGCACAGAATTGAACCTGTCATCTGCTCTAGCCTTACTAGGTTCAGATAATGGTCAGAACATAAAGGAAGTAAAAAACGGCACATGGAAAGCTGTGCATATTGATAGAGCAGAGACTATTGCTGACTGGGTAAACATCATCAAGCCATATCATAGTGGCGGTACTCGACAGGTGTTTGTAAGAGCCTTGATTAAGCTGTACAACAATGAGAACTTTGAGTTCTCTCACCTTATAGGAAAGATCGCACTACAACCAATGGCTCTCGTTCCTTGTGTTAATACTGAACAATACCTCACGCTACTTGAGGATATATACAACTACCGCAGTAGAAACAAAGTGAATCTACGATTCTAGTTGATTGATTGTGTTAGGCAGAGGGGAGCAGAGATGCTCCTCTTTTTTTTGCCTTTGTAGTAGGATATTAAAAATTCATTGTTAATTTAGAAGAATGATTCACAAACACATAATCCAATCCTCAAAAACCATCCGCTATCTAGAGAGAGCGAGAGAAGGTAAGATAGCAGAAGCATCGAGATTCGGTGCGCCAGATATTGATGAGTACCTTAGATTCAAGAAGGGAAACTTCATTGTAGTAACAGGACACGCTAATGTAGGAAAGACTCACACGATGACCTACCTCCAACTGCTACACACCTTAGAGAACGGCACGAAGTGGCTAATCTACTCCTCAGAGAATGAGGTGCAATCCCTACAGCGTAAGCTCATAGAGTTCCTAGCTGGTAAGCCAATCAACCAAATAGATGAGCAGACCTTCTGGAGACACCATGCTTTTGTAGAGGGACACTGGGCATTCATCGACTCCGAGTTGATAGTCAATGCGTTTGAACTACTCGACATTGCAAAGGAGATCTATGATGCTTGGGAGTTTCAGGGCATGATGATTGATCCCTACAACAGCTTAACGATCCGCAAGGAAGATCTCAAGGGTATATCAACACATGAATACCACTACGAGGTTACAAGCCATTTGCGTAAGTTCTGCAAAGAGTTTGGAGTAACTACGATACTCAACACTCACCCAGCGACAGAGGCTCTTAGAAAGGTTTATAAAGGCTCACATGAATACGCTAACCACACTATGCCTCCTATGGCTAGTGATATTGAAGGAGGCGGTAAGTTCAGCAACCGCAGTGATGAACTGATTGTGCTTCATCGTTTTACGCAGCATGAGCGAGACTGGATCTACACAGATATCCATGTTAGGAAAGTCAAGGAGTTAGAGAGTGGAGGCAGACCGACACCATTAGATAATCCTATCAGGATTGAAAGCATAAAAGGAAACTGCGGATTCCGAATCAACGGAAAGGATTTAATAACTAAAGAAATACAGATAGATGAATCTCCATTTTGAGGGTAATAGATTGTATTACATGGAAAAGGAAGCCGAGTTATTCAAGTGCTTGGACTACCTAAGTAAGGAGCTGAGTGAACAGGAAGCGATGAACAAGGAACAGCTATGGGAGGTATTTCATATCTGTGCTGATACAGCAGCAGTCTATCGCCATATCACCGACTACTTCAATACTCTAGATCGCCTGATCTTAGATGCAAGGATAGAGAACGGCAAATTGAAGCAAGAGGTGTACGATCATAAGAAAGAGAACGCACGACTCCAAGAGTCGCTAGAAAGATACATGGATGAATTTTAAAAGAAAGATGAATAATGGTCAGCGGTTTGAGGTAAGTGGTATGGAGTTCATCTGCATAGAAACTCACGCTTACTTCCAGACTCGACTCGATGGCGAAGAATCGGATATAGATGTAGGCAGCAGCTACTACATTGTGAGGAACACCTCAACAGGACAGCTGCATAGAATACCTTTTCAAAGAATAATAGAAAAAGAAAACGAAATCAAATGGAAGAATTAACAACACTACTTACGGCATACTACGAGGAGATAGGTATAGTTCCAAACGGAACACGACAAGAGGATCAGGTATTCGCTCGTTCAGCGATGATGGTTGCAATGCGTAAGTATATGACCTTGATGCAGATTGGTAGGATATTCGGTAAGGATCACAGCTCAGTTCATCATGCTAACAAGAAGCACGAGGAGAACTACAACTGGTCAGAGATGTATCGCTTCTTCTATAAGACAGCGCAGCAGATGCTTATAGAGAATCCATCACATGAGGTTCGTAGCACGAACAAGCTGACAGCTTTAATGACTAGACAAAGAATGCACATCACCGAATTGGAACACGAGGTTGATAACTTAAAAAAGCATTGTGAAGAATTAGTTGATAAGTGTCGTATATTGGAGAAGGATAATAAAAACCTAAACCAGTATGCAGATAGAATTTAGTCCGATCACAGGTATTATGGTAGGTGTGAACTACGCCTACTATGAAGAAACTGAAGATCTCAATGGGCTTCATCTAGTCCAGTTTGCTCTTGGTTTATTTATGATACAAGTGTCGTGGGCAACATAGAGAACTTTTACAGAGAGAACTTTAAGAGGCTAACAGGCTTCATTAAGCAGTACACCGATGGTTCGTATGAGATAGCATCTGACATAGTGCAGATGGTGTTTCTGCGGCTGTTAGAATTAGAGAGCGAAGGGAGAACCAACTTTTACGAGGAGGACTCCCTTAACTTTTTTTATGTCTATCGTAGCTGTATCAACACAGCACTCAAATACCAGCGCACGAAGAAGCGCATCAATAAGGTGAGCATCGAAGATATGACTCATGATCAGATAGAGTTCGAGGAGTACCCAGAGCAGAAAGCAGCAATGGAGAAACTGATCAACTACATGGAAGAAGAACTCGATGAGTTCCATTGGTACGATGCAAAGATGATGCGAATCCACATGAACGGCACATCTATGAACAAGCTACATAGAGACTCAGAGATAGGTTTAACAAGTATCAAGAACACGATAAAAAATGGGAAAGCAAGAATCTACCAAAAAATCAAAGAAGATTTCCAAGACTTCCAAAACGGAGACTTCGACAAAATCTAAGGGCTTAGGTGATACGATAGAGAAGATCACCACAGCAACAGGCATCAAGGCAGCTGTCAAAGCAGTAGTCGGTGAGGACTGCGGATGTGATGAGCGTAAGGAGAAACTAAACAACCTATTCCCTTATAAGCGTGAGCCAGAGTGCTTGACTGATGATGAGCGTACCTATCTATCAGGAGGCGTTCTAAGAAAGCGTATCATTCCATACGAGGATAGAGAGCGTATCGCTACGATACACGCTAGAGTATTCAACCACAAGTTCGATGTCCCATGTACTTGCAGTCCTAAGATCTGGATGCAATGGATGAGAGAGCTGCAAGAGCTGGTAGATGCAACTGCGTAACTACCTAAAAGATAAGCGAAAGCTAACCGAAAGCCGTACGAAAGTCTGTGTTGAAGTGGGTAAGACTGGTGAAGCTCTGTTCAAAGAGATCACTGGCGCACTCAAATCCAACCTAGAAGATGACAAGAAGCACATCGACTTCTACTGGGGAGAGAAGCGAGTAGATGTTAAGGGACTCAAGAAGATGCACCTCTCAGGATATATCCTCCTAGAGTTCGTTAATGTATGGGGAGGTGATGGCTGGTGTTCTAAAAAGAGCAAGGCAGACTTCATAGCCTTCCAGTTCCCTGATGCGTTCTATGTGTTTCGTAAGAAACATCTGAGGGTAAGAGCCATTGAACTATGTGAGCCATTCTATAAAGACAAGGTAGAGCGTAGGAATTACATACCCTATGATGATGCACTGCATAAGTGGGTAGGTAGATGGAACGCTCAGGATGTGTTTACCTACTTAAAGTTCGAGGATGTAGAGGATCTAGTGTTTGAAGTCTTACCATATACCATAAAGGAATGATACTACTATTATTTGGAATAGGTTTGGGCATAGCCCTAAACCAAATACGCACACTTACCAAGAGGGTAGATGACCTAGAGGAGTTTATAGGTAGAACTTTTTTTGATGAGGAGGAGTAGTTATTAAAAATATTTTGTGTATATTGCCTTCATAATCTTAAAAAAGAGAGAGATGAAAAA